GAACCCGCTCCGAAGTTACCTTGCAGTTGGGATGGCATCTTAGGTTCCGATCAAACGTACACCGGCAGTTACATCACGAACGGTCGAGACCATCCGCTTCTCAGCATATATCGTAATCGTTCCCGGCTGGGTCTGCTCCATTCTTTGAAGCGTCATCTCCGAGTGATCGACAATCCACATAAACCGAGGCCAGTTTGCAAGATAGATTGGAGAAGCGCCAGCAGCGGGAGCGTCTAAGTAAGGATTCGCAATCACAGGCCACCCCATAATGTTTACCGCAGGGCCTTCGTCCTTCTCGCCGACTTCTACAAGTGCGTAGGAATTACCAGAGTGTGCATATTCTCTGAGAATCTGAATTGCTGTCGGGTGCATCATCCACGCAGTTCCCGGCATTCTCCAAAACTGACCGGGAAGGGCATTAGCAACGTCTACAAGCGTTTCCCACTCAAGATTTGTGTGTGTAAAGCCAACCGTGTTAAGCGTGTGTATGCCTGCTGTAATGGCCGTTCCTGACGTTCCATAAGCAGCGGATGATCCAGCAGTACCAGCGTACATCTTCAAGCCTCTAAGGCCGTTTGTAGCGCCTGTGGAGGTCGTTGTTGATCCTGCCTGATCATTGTTGATTGCCATCGACGCGGCTTCGATCTGGCTGAATTCCATTGCGAGATCTTCGACAAGCGCCGCATCTAATCCGTTGATGTCGTCCATCGCCGCAGCCCTGATTGGCATCTGAGCGGAGATAACACGCATCGGAAGCTGCCAGATGGATGTGGCGATATTGGGTGAGCCTGAGTTGGCGTTAACCGTGTAGCCCCACGGGTTTGCGGAGTTAGCAGCGTTACCTGTTTTGACAACAAACTGAATATCCGAGTCTGCCGTCATTGTCTGATTTGCATAAACCCGAAAAGGGTTCCAGTAACGAAGCGATGCAAACACATCCTCGTTATAAACGCGACCACCAACCCCGCTGCCTGAGCCGGTTAGGGCTGAGGCTTCCGCGAGGTTGACAGTGCTTTTGCCCTCGTGGAGAGCCTTTTTCAAGCCTTCCAAAATAACCTGTTTCATAGTCTCTCCAAAAGGGAGAGGGCTTTCGCCCTCTTTTATCAAGCAGCCGTACCAGTGGAGCGATAACGCACACCGGCATTAGGATCGCGCACCGAAGTAGCTGCACGAGTCTCGCCGTAGAACGTGATTGAACCGGGGAGTGTCTGATCGTAGCGACGGAGAACCATTGAGAGACGCATGACGATGGTGTGGAACTGCTGCCAATCCGCAAAGTACATCGGATAGTAGGACGTAGTCCCTGCTGCGCCGGTGGTGGGCTGGCTAGGATTGTCGACATACTTGTTAACTGCAACCTTGAAGCCGAGCAATTCACCAACAATGCCATCGGTGCGCGAAACACCGTCAACATAGATCGGACGGCCTTGCAGATCGACTAACCCACGGATGCCCTGAAGCAGGATCGGGTTAATCATGAACGCTGCTGTCGGTGTCCAATACTGCTGTGGCAGGCTGTAAATAAAGTTCACTACGTCTTTGTAGTTCACGTTATTTGCTGCTACCGTGTTGGCGTTAGTCGTGAGCTGGTCATAGGTAGCAAGCGAGTGCAGACCGTTAGTGGTTGCAGTTCCCGACGTACCGAAAGCAGCTGTCGAGCAAGATCCGCCCGTGTAGGTTGCATTAGCGCCAGCATACTGATCCAAACCTCGCAAACCATCAGCGCCGCCCGTCGTTACAGAGGTTCCGGTTCCCGACTGATCGTTATTCTGGATCATCGAGGTTGCCATTGCCTGCTGGAACTCCATCAGCATATCGTCAACAACGTTGGCCTCTAAGCCGTCGATGTCATCAAGTGCTGCCGTACGGATGGGGAACTGAGCATTCAAGTCCTTGAGGATGACCTGCCAAATGCTTGTGGCTTCAGTTGTGGGTGTGCCGTTATTCTGAACGGTGTAGCCCCACTGAGCACCTGCATTGCCGGTCTTGACGCGGAACTGATAAGCCGAACCGTCAGTTGCAACGATACGCGACAGATCCATCAAGGGATTTCCGAGACGCTTTGCAGCGAACACGGGATCGTAAGCTGTGCGGCCACCAACGTCGTAACCTGAAGCCGTAAGAGCTGAGGCTTCCTTGATGTACGCTTCGCACTGGTCAACCGATTCAAAGATCTTGACTTCGCGCTCGATGTTGTTACCAGCCTTCATGTACTCCTTAAGAACGTCCTTGAAGCGACGATTTGCCTCGCCACGAACGGTCTTGTGAATAGGACGGATGATAGAAGGAGCGGCAACTTTTGCCTCTAAAGCGGCAATCTTTGCCTCGGTTTCGGTTTTGAGCGCCTCGACAGCCTCAGCAACCTTTGCTTCGACAGCCTGTGCGGTTTCTGCCAATTTGGCAGCGCTAGATGCTTCGATTGCATCTAATTTTTCAATGACTTTTTCCAACATTTTGAAATCTCCTAACGGGTTGAAATAGCTTTGAGCAACTCTCGGTATTCGAGCGCTTTCAGCAACTCCGCCGCATCAGACTCACTCTGAGTGGCAGTTTGTTGATCGCCCACAGCATCACGCTGTTCCAAAATGGCTTTCAACACACCGGACGCGGCGGTCGCATCCCGGCGAGATAGCCCTGCATCACGCAAAGCCTTCTCAATCGTTCTCGGATTGGGTTTTGAGCCCATCCAGTACTCAAGTCTACTGATCTCAGCCTTCGGATTATTAGGCTGCATCACAATGGAAACCTCAGCTAGGCCACCTTTGACGATCTGAAAGAACATGTCTGGATCGTCTGTAGGCTCACCATTCTCATCAACCATCTGATACTCATCGGCATACGCACCAACAGAAACGCCACCAACCATCCGCGGGCTTTCCTTCATGATCGTATAAAGATCAGACCCGGAAGTGGTGTTCAGGAAGATCTTTCCTGTGCCGGTCATGCCTTCGTCCGTAATGTCGAACTTCGACCACTCACCGACAGGCATCATGTCGGAAGAATGCTGGAAGTACATCGGAAGCGGCCTTCCTGCTTCCATCCACATCTCGTGCCACGCCTCAAAAGCCTCTGGCGTATAAAAGAAACGTCGACCGTCTGCGCCTTCTCTTGCGCCCCACGTCGTTAGTGTGGCTTCGATTTCACCCGTAGGATCGCCGTTTGCCTCGTCGGCTTTCCTGCCTAGCTCAACTTTGGCTTCGTAGAAAAAAGTGATGTTCTTAGCCATTGATAGGTTCCTTTTTTACCATTCCGTCGACCAACTTAGGCTTTGGCTTTCTCTTATCTGCCGCGGCCTTGAGTTTCTCTAACAGTTCCTTAAGCATTTCCGGCTCTGCCTGTCCTATTGACCACTTTAAGGTTTCCACCACCTCCCGTGTCTTGCGGAGAACTGCCGGGAATAACGCTATCGCCACCAGCGGCAAGCAACAGATCATCAGCGCCATCGAGAGAGTTAAGTCCCAGATATTCACGCGCTTCATTCTGCGTAAGAATCCCATTCTTGACTCCTGCAACGACGTAATTCATTTGATCTAGCGGAGCACCTTTCAGGAAGTCTTGCGTTTGAAACTGAACGTGCAGATTGGGGAATCCCTTTAACAACGACAATTTTAACCGCTGCTCAACGTTCGTAATGAACGGCATCATCGTTGACTTGTAAAACTCGTCCAGCATCGTTTGAGTATTGTTGTACTTCGACTCACCGACTCCGATCATCGCGGGAGGCACACCAAACAATCCACAGATACGCGTCATCGTTTGTTTCTTAAGCTCTCTTGCATCCACATCCTGAAGCGTCAAAGGCTTGATGGCTTCGTAGGTCATGCCCTGATCTAACAACATAGACTGCCCCGGCTTACTCTGATCCGAGGGCTGGCTGTTAAGCATGTTTGTCCACGCTTCTTTTAGCCTGCTAGCAATCTCTTTGAACTTTGAGTCGGGTATAACTTGCTCAGTACGGAACAAACCAGATGGCTTTGCACCGTTAAGCATGATGAAGTTGGAATAGAGGTCGATGTCCTGATCTAAGGAGACTAACTCGACGGCTTGCAAGCGGTTGAACGAACTAGAACCTTGCCACGGCTCGCTCTTTGTGTGCATCACTTGAAAATACCTGAGCGGCTCGTCTTTGTTGAAGCCGTAGGATGAACTGGTAAGCGTGTAAAACGGATAACGCGTCTCTGAGATCCTCGGCACGATCAGCGTCGAGTCTAAGACGTACATTTCAAGCGGGATCTGCGTCGGTTCTTGCGCGTCTTTTCTCCAGAGTAATACGAAAGTCTCACCGGCAAGCTCATGCCACATTGTGAACTGATACCAGAACTCGTATTGACTCTGGAAGTTATTAGGATTCGCAAGAAGGTTAAGAACGCTAGCTGCTCGGCTCTTTTCGCGCTCAGGAACAGTCGGATCGGTCTGTGTATCTACAAACGTGCCGTCAGCCTGTTTAGACATGATCTTTACAGGCAGTTGAGCAAGAGATCGAGCTTTTGCTCCCACGCAAGCCATCACAGTCGAGTTTCGAGCAAGTGTCGTTATATCGACAGTTCGACCTGCTTCGTTAACAGCAGAGGTCGTAACGTATAAAAGCTGATTAGAACCGTAGCCCTGCCCCTTACCGCGGAGCATGACGTTGTTTCCGAGGACGCTATTCCCGAATAAAGAGTTACTTTCGGCCTTTGTTTTACGCTTGAATACGTCGAATAAGCCCATTTTTACCCCTAAAAGACTCTGAATCCGTACGATTCAGACGGCATCGGGTTGTCCAGACTACAGTGCATCGCAATAATCAAGGCAATAATCCCGTCGACCTTAGCGTGACGATCCACACCGGCTTTCTTGACTTTGATATTGCCTTGAACGTCTGTAAACACTTCGCAATTGCCCAGTTGATGTCCTAAGAATGGGTTTCCGTCGTGTCTGATTTTGTGGCCTAAGATAAGTCGCTCGACATGCTTAGACGGGTTAGAAAGCACCGCCATCCCTTGACCGACTTTCTTAACTGGCATTCCGACTTCGTACAGTCTTGCTACTAAAGCAGCAGCATTATATGCGTCGTAACCTACTTCTTTTATGTCGTATTTCTGGCTTTGCCCAATAATATACGCTGAAATCTCTCTATCGTCCATCACGTTACCTTCGGTGATGTGCAAGATCCCCGAATTGATCGCTTGTCTGAAAATGTCTTGATAGTGAGTGGGTAGTAACTCAAAGCCATCTTCGGGAAGAAAAAACTTCCACTCGGCTTCGTAATCATCCTCGGCAAATCGTTTTAACGTACATACAGCGTTTAGATCTCGTGTTGCTGCTAGGTCAAATCCTATAAATACAGCTTCAGGCTCTCTTTCTGTCAGCCCTACGGATTCATCCCAATGTGTGCGGTCAACCCACGCAGTCTCGGCAGACACATAGACGTTAAGTGTTTTGCAGAGAAACTCATTCAGTGCCGCGGGCTTAATCTTCGCCTCTTCGCAGCGAGCAACAATCGCATCGTGCGAAACCGAGATATTGTGCATCGGGTTAGCTTTGGCCCACGTCTTTTCATCTCTCCAATCATCTCCAGCATCCAGAGAGTAAAGAAGGCCAAACCATCGCGGGTTATCAGGTACATCCTGATGAAGGATGTGCTCCATCACCTGAAAGTCCTCGAAAAACTTTGTGTCTCTCGTGAAGCTCGCAGTGGTTATGTATAGCCGAAGAGGATTAAGTCGAGATACCATCCCTGAATGCAAGACCTCAATCGCATTCCTGTCGACAATCTGGCTCGCCTCGTCAATGATCGCGCACGAAGGGTTGAGCCCGTCTCCGGTCTTTTTAGTGTCTCTGGAGAGAGCTTTCATCATGCTCTGGCTGTCGCCGTTCTTCGTGATCGTAAACTTGCCGGGAACAAACAAACCGGAGAGCTCTTTCGGCATTGTCTCGACGAAGCCCTTAGCTGTCGTGAAAACAATTGAGGCTTGATCGCGGTTTGTAGCAAGCGTGTAAACCTCGGCTCCTGCTTCGCCAAAGCCTAGTTCATAAAGTGCGATCAGCGCCGTTAATGTCGATTTGCCAGCCTTGCGCGGGATGTAGACAATGACATCCTGCACCATTCGCTTTTGTCTGTCTTTCTTACTCCTGAATCCGTAAATGGCGCAGATAATAAGAATCTGGAAAGGTTCTAACGTAACGGCATGTCCTGCCCATTGACCTTTTACATGTTTGCAAAGTGCGGTGAACTGTAGAAAGTGGTTGACAGGGCCGGGATCAAAAACCCATTCCCATTCCTTGTTTTCCAGATGATTAAGAAACCGCTGGCAAGCAAGACGCACATTTCTACATGCGTCAATATCACCCTTTACTACGCTGACAGCGTACTCAATCCCATCTTCTAGTTTCATGTTCCGAACTTAGGCCCTTTCAGGAAGTCGTTTATTTTCGTGTTGTCATCGAGCTTATTAGCTGCCAACCTAGACTTTGGTGTTAGCCCTAACTCAGACATAAGTTTAATGGCATTTTCCATCGCTTTATTTGCAAGGCTGATGTAAGGATTGGGCGCAAACGTTTTACCAGCGTTAGTTTCCACAATAAGCGGCTGACTATCTATCGCCGACCTTGCGTCAATATAGATCTGAAGCTGATCGGCAAGCATCATCAGCGTGTGCCGGTCTTGCTCCGATCCAATCCCATACACGCTGAACAAATAATCAGCCGTTTCCTTGACGAACTTTTTGCGCGTAAACAATTTAGGGTTATCTGCCCACTCAGCAAACGGAATCCTGCGTTTTAAGTCCTCCGGCAGGAATACACCTTCCTTCGTTCCTTTGGTTCCGTGAATGCGGTGGATCTCAACGGGAATTCTTGCGGTCATGACGGTTCTCTCCTTTGCATCTAATGTGCGTCTTTTTGCGTAGCCACGCAAGGGGAATTCCCTATTTTGGGTTAACCCCCCCTAAAAACCAACTT